AAAACTGAATAATCCAATATTTGCTCCTATATCATAGAATACTTTATTTTTTTCAAACTGTGAAATCCACCATAAAGTGTCTGGTTCCTTTGTGTAAGTTGCCATCCACCGCATCTTTTCATGATCATTACTATATAACGCACGAATAGGTTTTCCGGGACCGTATTCGATATCAAGAGATTTACCTCGATCAAAACCTGCTTTATGCCAACTCATGACTACTCCAATAGGGTGGGTCTTTCTAATGAGGGCGCCCTATAATTTCCCACCAGCGTCTTAATTTTAGAGTCGTTTACTGGCTTAACCGCGTTATGTCGCTCGACTATATGGATTAGCAAAGACACATCAACTGAGAGAGGAGCGAGACAGGAGCGCCTTTGCTAAACTTTTAGAGGTGTTCAACCTCAATTCCGAATTCTTTTTGACCTTCGTGTTTATCAGTAGCATGATTATAACCACTATTATAATATGTACAGATATTAATAACCTCGATACCAGCATTCTTATAATCTTCTCGCATTAGATTAAAATAGAATGATAGATCATCGCCAGACCAATCTGTAATAGGATGAGTGGTATATTTTGATCCAGCAATTTTAGAGGTTTCGGCACCCTCACCAAGCCTTACAATGTTTGTCATTACGCACTCTCCAGAATACCACTACGTTCATTCTCCAACCGAATTACTTTACAAGCAGCTTCAAGCTCAGCTTCAAGCTCCTCATCAGTCCATTCAGTGAGATTCATGCTACGAGCGTAGCCTTTGCTATAAGCATCAGCTACAGCATAGTAGACACTCTCCTCGAGCTCAATGCGCTTGTACTCTTGAAGAGTACCCGTAGGCACACGCTCAGACCAATATTCGGTCTCAGACGGGTGTGGCATCATACCCATGAAGCAACCAGGTTGCTTGCTGTATTCTTCAGCTTCTCTGCGCTGATCCATGATAAAGTCATGAAGTGCACCTGACATGATATAAAGTTTTTCCATAATTTAGCTCCTCTTCAATTTTGATAGGTCTATTCTACCATAAAAAATCAGCTTTGTAAACCCTAAAAACGCACTTTTTTCTAATTAATTGGATAATAATTAGTTAAATTCATCCATTGATCCCACATATCTGCATACATCTCTTCTTCGTCAACATGTATCGATACATCTTTAATTTTTTCAATATTATCTATGTAAGGTTTTAATACTTCGCATAATGTTCTAAAATGTTTCAGCTCTGACATTTCAGAAATCTGTTGAAGTTTAGAAATATTAGGATATAGCACTATGTGTGAATTATCATCAAGCTGTACTTTCAGATAATACTTCTTTTCCATTAACTAACTTTTTACCTTTAATTTCAATGACACCTATTTTACCTAAGAATTCCATAAACCTCGATGAATAATCCAACCAACCTGGATTAAAACTATATGCATATGGTTTAGCATGATGTTCTTCGTGATACATGCCCTCTGGATCTCCAAAAGATAGAACCCACAAATACCATGGAATACTACGAGTTTTAGCTTTCGTTTTATGGGCATACGCATCGATAACCCCTAATCCATGAAATTCTAAACAAGATGCTGCAGCTAAAACACTAAGACCTTCTATACCAAAGAGAAGGATAATTAGAGACCACAATGCAAAAGCAATTGTTTTAGGATAAAGACTAAATATCCATAAATGTTTATAATTTTTCAATAAGTCAATATATATTTTTCTATCAAGTTGATCTTTACTTACAGTTGCACCCCATAGATGGAAATGTGCAGCAAACATACCAATCTGTGATGGACTATGTAAATCTAATTCATCGTCTAAATGATCATGGTGTAATCTATGCGCAATTGCCCATTCGATAGGACCAGTTGGAAACATATGTCCAGAAACTGAAAGATACGAAGTTAACAGCATATCAACTGTTTTACTTTTAAATTTCCAGTGACCGTGGGAAATACCTTTATGTAAAAATGAAGAAACTGTAAAAGCTTGTAGTTGAAATAAACCAAATGCAACTGCTAATAGCCAGTATGATGCATCTACGTAGATGCTATTGTAAAAAAAATATATAGTCAATGCATGAGTTGCTATTGCTATAAACAATCTTTCTGGATATTGTAAAAATTTAGGCATTTGTGTACTCCTCGAATAATTCCTCTTGTAGTCTATACGCTTCTTCTTCCCATGGTAACTTCATATATTCATCAACTGTAGTAAACATACAAATCCAATCTTCGCCTTTCCATTTTTTAATCAGGCCTTTATCAATAAGTTCTTTACGAGCGTGCTGTTTCACGTGAACCATCTCATGGAATATAGCAGTAACAAAATCTGCATAATCTATACCAGATTGTATTTCTATTTGATAAGTACGTGGATCAACACATAAACAATAACCATCAACCTTATCTTCAATCTTCAGTATTTCTAAACTAATATCTAGTGTGCGCATACGTGGCATCAATTTTTGTATAGCAAAATCGATGGCTTTTTCTGCAGCTTTTCGCTCTACTATCGTACCACCATTTATCTCGATTAAATTCATGGTATTATTATACCATATTTATAATCAACTGTAAACTTGTATTTCTACGTTTTTAGGGATTTTAAATTTGATGGCTGAATGCTTATGATGTAATATGAACTTTGTATCTTTAAACCGCGGATCTCTAAACATATTCATCCAGATTGGTCTCCAGTTATTGATAAGACGATTATTATTTAAATTGCCGCGATCAGAATTAATTACAAGGTCTGTATAGCTTCTCATATTAAAATCAAATATGGCATCGAATCCCCACATATTAATCTCTGTAGCCTTCAGTTTTTCAGCTGCATAGTACACCGCCATATGACCACAATTAAAGTCTGTATAGTTGGGTGCATATTTAGGAATCTTAGTATAGAACTCTTTAATGTGGTGTGCAATCCTCATATGAAATTTTGGATTCCTACTGCAATATTCTTTAGGACGTGCACCAACTATCCATTCACCACCAAGCGTTACTTCTCCCTTATCAATAGCTTTCATCATTTTAAAATCTACAATGCAAGTAGCATAAGCCTTTACCTCGAACGGAGGAATATTGCATGTCAGTTTCAAACCTTTACGTCGTTCTTTTTGATAATAAGCTACGCTATCACCGTTACCAATCACATGTACAACACGATCAGCCATTCATCATACTCCTAATAACTTCGTTACCCTTTGCACCTGTCCAGTGCATTACTTTGATCTTTCCTTTGTAGTCATCAAGCTCAGTTTGTAATCTCATAACATTATACTCGTTTGGCAAAGGATTAATCCATGTCAATTGAGTAATAGGATTCAACATGCTATGTAAAACTTCTTGATCACCAACTACTGGATTCATTCGTGTACTATCTACCCATAAATGTAGGATAGGTGGTTTATCGATAAAACCCACAACTCCAGAATTGTACCATACTTCTCCTCTTCTTTTTGTCCATGGTTTATCTTCAACCATATTCAATTTATTTGGTGCCAACTTATCAAAGATGTCATCAATATTTGCTCTGATTTCACAATCAGTGTCAATCCATACTGTGGCCCGAGATGGGCAATGTAACATTGATTGCGGTTTTAAGAACCACCCGTTCAGTTTGTCTTGATCATCATTTTGCATATTCATTACTGATTCAACAGCAGGATGGTGAATAGCTTTATTACGCATATCTTCTGACATGCCAAAATCAGTAACTATCAACTTTGTTTTATGATTTAGACTATGGAAAGTATCTAAGAAAAATGGTAACTGCCACTCAGTTTTCTCATCGCAACCAGTTAAAAAAACTTTATCAAACATTTTCGATTGCATATGTTTCTCCATAACGATGTTTAGCTTGACACCCAGCTTCTTGTTGTATAGTAGTAAAGTTATCTGCAGCGATACAAATCCACGGATAATATTCTTCTAGCCATGGAAAGTTCTTTGTATTCATGAATACGTCAGTAGAACCAGGAGAAGTCTTTGCGGTTTCGATCATCTCTTTTGCGCCTTCTGGTTTTACGATATAGCCATGAGCTCCACCTAAATAAGGTTTTTGAATTAGAGGCATAACTCCTACATCAACAGGCGTATTAAATTTCCCGTATGATGGTTTAGAGAATGTCAATACTTTATCGAATTCAAGATTATCTGGTAAAGAACCAGTCATAACAGCATCATGTTCAAAGATGATTACAGGCTCATCGATTTCAATACTGTGTTCCCACAAAGACATATGAGAGCAGAACGCTGCCATACAATTTGCAGTTCTAGAATAGATCTCGTTAAACGGGTCGAGAGGGATACCCTTTTTTTCAAGGATATGATGTGGTTTATCTTGCGGAGTAATAGCTTTCCATTGTTGTACATCTAATCCGTATTTTGCTGCAGATTTAATACATTTCTTCGAAGCTTGCACAGATCCTTCGTGCGATAATATAGTAATAACAAAAGCTTTCATTTTCATTCCGTTGTTGTTGATGGTAAACCTTGAACCATAGTGTAAAACTTTTTCGTAACACCCATTTTTTTAACCAATTGCCTGCACATGATAGCATCATTTGGCCACAGCCCATATTCTTCTACGGCCTCAATAACAGCTGTAGCTCCAGCAGGTTTAATTATATATGCGCTGTTACCAGCAAGCCCTTGTGGTATTTCAAACGAATCGATATGCGGTATAGGTGTGATAGGCTTTGTCGCTTTCTTAATTCTCTCTTTAAATAACCTTGCTTTACGTGTTGCACCGATAGGATCATTTAATCCGACGATATTATAACGAGAATCTAATATATATTGTGGATCCAATTTATGCATGAATTTAGCATCGTGTTCTAATACAAGAATAGGTTCATTGCTATTCTGGCATTTTTGCCATAAAACATAATGACTCAATGCGCATGCCATACGAGCTAATGGATCTTGAGTTCTATATGCAGATAATGTAAGACCAGATTTTAGGTCACGTACTTGGCCTTCCCATGGATAATTCCACTCTAAGCCATATTCGTTCATGACATCACCGACGTCTACAGGTGTACAAGCTTCGAACTTCTCTATTTTGAAATCGTTCTTTACATGTTCTGATGATGCAATACAATTATCAGCAGCACTCTCTGAAAGTGCATGTCCTAAGATCGTGATCACATAAGCCTTCATTATAAACCTCTACTTGTTTTTAAGTTTTTTCCGTTAAAACCAAAATATTCTGGTGATGCATATTCTATATTTACATTCTTACCATTGATAAAGAAATCGCTCTGATCCCACCCGTTTTTATATAGTGATTCTAATAACCTATTTGCACCAGCTGGAGTAATAGCATATGACGCAGTTCCCGGCATTAAGCAACCGCCTTCCCAAATATTCTCTTGCCAATATCTAAAGTTATAGTTTAATTCATGGATTTCTGTATAACCTGTTTTCTTATATTCGAATGGACCAAATTTTTTACCAACGTTTCTATTATTAGCTTTCGCTGAATTGATATTCAATACTAGTACTTCTTTGAAATCTGCATTATCCCATTTTCTCTTAGCAAGAGCATCATGTTCTAATACTATGATAGGCTCATTACTCTTTACACATTCATTCCACAGTCGAACATGATTCATAAAACAAGATTTCTTGGTAAAATATTTGTGTATATTCTCGCCTTTAAAATTATAAGCTCGGCTCGGTTCCATGACGTCAAACTTCCAGATCTTCTCTGCTTCGTATAGCGTATCAGGAGTTGTGCCACTAAAGTATTCAACATTATAGCCATGCAGTAAGGCTGAATTCATACACTTCTCTGCTTGTTCTTCAGATTTTGTATGACCTACGATTCTAATAACAAATGTTTTCATTTTCTAAACACACACAACGAGTCAAAGTTTTCTAATACAATCTTATCTATCGATCTCAATCCGCTGCCTTCAGCTAAACCAAGTAAATCATCATAAGTTAATTCTAATGGATCAGTATATTTAGATCTATTATTATCGCCCATAGGCAACTCTATAAACAATGTTCCAATATGTGTTAGCTGTTCACTCCACGTTTTCATACATTTTACTGGATCATAGCTATGATCGAACGAATTAGAGTATACAATATCAAAATGGTTAATCCAATCTTTGTTTTCTTCATGAAAATCATGCTGTACAGTCATAGGAAACTGTGATGCAGTATGAGATATCTCAGTGCCTATAACATAAGCATCTGAATATTTCTGAGTAAAGTATCGTTGCTCTGTTGCATTTCGAGTACCGTGACATAAAATGTTATTTGCAGCCGGTACAATGCTGTGAATAAGATCAATCGTTGATTCTCTTACCCATACTTTCTTTAGCTTACGAACGTTAGCTTCAGTTTGAGCCTTCACATACTCTTCATATGATTTATATTTCCAGATCTTCATTTCTTATCATTATATACCGCTTCTTTACGATCAACCCTTTTGATAACAGTATATCCTACTCGGTGAATGTAATGATCAACAACTTGCCATTTTTGTTCAATCTGTGTGATATAGTTTGCAATCACAGGAAATAAACCATGAGTATTCTTATATTCTGCTGTATCATGGAACACAATGTACTTACGCACATGAGGTGCATGCATCTGCAATTCTTTAGCCAAATGTGGAGCTTTATGTAATGAATCAATGTGTAATACATCACATGGTTCTACACCAGCTGGATCATGACTTGACTGTTCTCTGTATTCAAAGTCGATATTATTTTCTTCAGCATATTTTTCGAAGTGTTTTTGGTGTGGTGTAAAAAATTGTGGTTGTACATCAACACCAATAAGTTTTTTAGGTTTAGTGAATAGTAATGCTGCGAGAGTACCACCTTGACACACACCAATCTCTTTTACGATATCTGATCCTTCTTCACTTGCACATTTAGTAAGTGCTTTATGGTGTTCTAAGTATTCTTGACTATGTGCACCAGCTTGAAGTCTACAAATCTCGCTATAGAATTCATGGATGTCTTTACAATATGTAAGATCTGGTTTAATCATTGTGTTAGTCTCCAATAGTTTTTAGTTGCACCTGTATCAAAATCAAATCCAAATGCATCAATATCCTTCTTATACCAATCAGCAATAATTTGAATAGTTTGTGGTGTGTATAGATCTTTGTATGATCCTTTATTTAATCCTGTAACATTACGTGCTCTAGTCATTTTTTTAAGACCAAAATAACTGCACAAATCATCATTAAGATTTTCGAATCTCATTATATCACATCTGATGTTTTCTTTTTCATCTGTCACATAATCAAATTGCGGATACCAACCTCGTACAGCTCTATGCCACATATACTCCATTCCACCCCATTTGTGCCTATCTTCTAAGAAATGCTCAAACGAATCAAGTGGGTGTTTTCCAGCTGGCTCTTTCTTTTCTACTTCGATAACCTTCTTAGCAAAGAAATATCGTGATACGACCCTATCCCACGGATTACGTATAATAGCAAATGCACCATGTGCTTCAATAAGACTGCGTTTACAATCTCTCCATCTTGCATGCTCAAACCCGTGATGGTCGTCAATGCTATTCATATGCTTAAGCACAGCTTTAGTATACTTCTCACTCTTATGTACCGAAGGTCCAGCGGGCATGATAGATCCGCGTAGAGCATCAGAGTGTCTTACAGTCATACCAGCATTTTTAGGTATATGAATAAAAACCTTTTTAAGAAACATGTTTCATCAATTCCTCAATATTTTCGCCTTGATTAGGCAACTTATCCTTTAAGAAGAAGTGCACGAAATGCGACTTCAACATATCGTTATTACTTATAGCAGAATAAAGTGCGTTCCATTTCCAATTCAATCTTTGCACATTTACTTTATTCTTAGCAAACCAATAATTTAGTGTTATCTGATCTGATTGCCATTTTAACGGACCAATACCATTGATAAAGTCTTCTAACATTGGTTGCGATAAAAACTTTTTAGGACTCATACCTTCGAGTTCAGATTTCATCTTAGATGAATTATATAACATAACACCAGAATTAAAGAAGGAATATCCTGTCCGCGGTTTAAATTCCCAATCGAGTTTAAACATTTGAATCATACGAGAATATGCTGCAATCTTATTAGCATATGCATCGTTTATAGGTAAATCACACTCATACACACTACTCACTGTAGATCCATCTGATTCAGCAAAAATATCTGGTGCTGTAGGTCGCACATATATGTCAGCATCAATCACACAGCATTGATCATACTTATAGAAATAATTAAACACATTTTCTTTCTCAAAGATAGGCATATAACCGTGTTTTTTCCAGCCACCAGTTTTACCTTCTCTTTGATTCAAAAATGGATTAGGTGTAATTTTAAGTATAGGGACCTTTTGCACGATATAATCTGCACCGATACGATCAGCATATTCTTTTACAGATTGCGTGCAATGATCATAAAGCCGTGATCTATTTCCTAGATATACTTGATATATTAGTTTACTCATGATACCGTTTCAATCAAACTATTCATATTACTGGCATATGTACCCAATCTCGCAGATTGGAAGAAGTGCACAAAATGCGAATCTTTAACAAACTCCTCTTTGACACCACCAAAATTAGGGTTGTATAAACAGTTCCATTTCCAACTCAAATTCTTCACCGCCATACGTTCTTCTTTAATCCATGTGTTGAGCAAAGTTTGATCTGTGCTCCACTTCCATGCACCTACACCATCAACGAATGGCTTAAATTCTGGTCTTCGTAAGAATTGATGCGGAGTTTGGCCTTTAATATATTTAGTAATGCTTTCATTCATTACCATCAAACCCATGTTTATAAACTCAGCACCACTTTTCTTATCCCATTTCCAATCAACTTTGATTGACCGGTATTGTTCTTCAGAATAATTTTTGATTCGGGCTCTATATGCGTTGGTGATAGGCATATCTCGTTCAGGTACACCACCAAAATCAAATCCTTTAGGCAATTCTTCAAAGATATTTGGTGCACCAGGACGAATCCATATATCTGAATCGACAATGGCTATTTGATCATACTTAGGCCAGTATGAAAACGCATTTTCTTTTTCAAAGATAGGAAGAAATCCACCATACTTTTCCCAAGCTGATGGATGCCGATTTGTAGAGAACAAATCTGGTTTAATTCGCAAGACCGGTTCGCGCTGGATTACGTGATCAATGCCATATGTCTTACAATACTCTGCAACAGAATTTGTGCAGTACTCATATAGTTTATTCTTTGATCCCAGGTATACCTGGTAAATCATCCTTTTCATGATAACCTCTAATAACGAAGTAGATAATCCCAGTCGCCTTCAATTCTTATGCAGACCCAATCTCTCTTCATGGTTCTAAATTCGTATTTAAACTCTTGTTCAGTTATAGCAACATAACAATCCGCTCTACCATTATATGTATATACTTCTTCAGCCACCGGTGCACCGTTTACAACAGTGACCATGACTAACATCCACTTTACCATTATTTTCTAGGCGGTGTTGGCTTTTTACCCTTCACTGCATCTGCGCCAAAGAAAGCGGCCACTAACACAGAAATAGAAACAAAATAAGTTGGTGCAATATCACTTATAAGTTGCGCCGCTTTATCTTGTCCCATAATAGTTGTAACTAAAATAATTGCTGGATAGAGTAACATACCAAACAGTGCAAACCAAGTCATTTTTCTCATAGCATCACGTTGTGCATCAGCATCTTCAAGTTCTTTACGTTTAAACTCGAGATGCATTTCAAGTTCTTCTGCAGATATATGCCCATCACCATTGGTGTCAGCATCATCCAAACCCTCGATTGTCTTCGTGTCTACCATACTCGTACTCCGTAATAATTGCTTCGGCAATTTCATATGCCTCTTGATAACCATTACGAAGTGAATTGGACTTATGGCCATTTTCAATAAACCACTTAAGAGTATTTATATCAGAGCCCTGATGTTCGAGTTTAAAGTCTTCAGTTGTTTCTTCAAACCGCGTTCTTAATTTTAGTATTTCGCCAATTGACATGCTTCCTCCAGTTCTGCAAATAAGTATTCTTCAAGATCGTCTTCATTTGCTTGGTAGCGAATACCGATACCACCAGCTTCATTCCATCGTCTGATATTTTCAGGTTTATCATCGATGAGAATATTTGGTCTACGAGTCAAAGGACTGATAGCATACTTATGCTTGTTACCTGTGAAAATCATATTCTCAATCAACGGTGGAACAAACCCGTGTTTTTCTAACCAGAGTCTTTTCCAAAAAGATGAGTTATGATTATCACCACGAAGTGGAGAGGAACAGATACCCCATTCAGTCTCTTCTTGCCAAGCCACTGTTTTGACATGATCTACAAGTTTATAAGATGTGTCAAAAGTTTCAAGTTGATAGAAGAAGTCTGTATTGGCGAGTTCTCTAAACTTAATCTCACGATCTTGGATAGACTTCCAGTGGCTTACACCATATCGTCTAGCAAGACCACCAAAGAAGTCAGCGATTACGCCATCCATATCTAAGTATATTGTCATGCTGCTTCTCCCATATCAATTTCTACACAATGGCAAGCATCTTCTACTACTATGAGCATATTTTTCAAATGCCTACGTTCATCACTTGTTAGTCGAGAGACTTCATCAAAGATATTTTCGACTGATGAATCAGTTGCAATATTAGCTAATACTGATTCTAAAACTTTATAACGATATTTCATAATTTAGCTCCTCTTTAATTATAGGTCTATTCTACCATAAAAAGAGGCGTTTGTACATGCTTTTTTTTAATTTATTTGAAAAAAAGTTGTCTTCGATCATATTCCTTTTTGGTATCAAGTAAGAGATCTACGTAGTTGTCTCTATGCTCTTTGAATACCATTGGCTCATGGTCATCCACATCCATGATGATAACCGTATTGGTAATTGGCATACCACTACGTTCTTCAAACATGATAGCATAACCAGACATCTGTGCAAAGTAATTAGGGATCTTATCCTTTTTCTTTGGATATCGAGAAGTCTTAAAGTCTACGATAGAGGGAACGCCATCAAACTCAGCAATACAATCACATCTACCAGCAAGTCCAAGATGAGTACTATAAAGAGCAACCTCTAGGCCAAAGATCTTTCCGATCCTGTTATCTAGAATAGGCCGTAGATTTTGGAGTGATTGTTTAACGTGCGGCAAATATTCTGATGTATCTTCGTTGAGTAAGTATTTCTCTATGATTGAGTGTACAGAAGTGCCACGACTTGCAGCTCTATGCCCAATTCGATTTGCCTGATCTTCGCCAACGCGTTTACGCCATGCTGCGATGGCCTCTTCGTTGATTATGCTAAGTACCGTTGTAATACTAGGAAACTTACTGCCGTCAGGAGCAACATAAGTGCGACCTGTTGGGCGTGTATCTGTATCCAAGTCATCATAACCGAGATCAATTGCTTCATGTGTAAACCTCATATTTTTATTGTGTTTCCTTTACCTGAACCTTTTTTGACCTGACCTAGTAGATCTCTCCACTCCCCACCGGCCCGGGAGACATTATCTTTAGTACCGCCATAACTAAAATTTGGACTTGATAATACCCTAATAAGATCAGGACTATTGTCTAATGTGTTTTGCAATTCATCATAAGAGCAAACTACATCCCATTGTTCTTGAGTTTTCATATCTTTTAGGGTATATGTTGGCATTAAACGATACCTTCATGCGGTGGATTATGATCAAATCTTCCTACCGGATTCTTAAATTGTGTGGATCTAATTTCTTTTTGCACTTCGCGTACACGATGATTCATCCAACTAATAGCAGTACTTATATGTCCAGTATCTTGCGGTTCTAATTTACTCTTTGCATATGCAATTTCTTGATATAAAAAATCAAGTTTATCTAAGTTGTCCATTACGACACCTCCTTAAAATGTTGAAACCAACCAGGCTTAGCACGATTCTTTTCCCATGCCATCTTGAACCGCTCTTGTTTGGTTTGATAGAATGCACGATATGACAACACTGCGTTTTCTAACATGCACTCAGGATTAGCTTTCATAGCGAGTTTGAATGGAGTCATTTCGCCTTGAGGGATATTACGAGGAAGAGACCACAGTGGTGATTTCAATAGACTCGAAGCATGGGTCTTTTGGAACCGGTATGAAAACTCGTCACATAAGGCTTCGAAGTGACGCCAATGCCACATATAGTTTTCTGATGATTCCATAGTCCAAACAGTACATGGATGCTTGTAGTGTACAGCTTTGTACAACACTTGATCCATTTCAGGATCATCAAACAAACGATAATGACGTACCATTCGTTTACCAGACTTTGATGGTCCAATCTGTACTGTACCATCTAGCATGCGATGAGCAGTCGACAACATTTGAGCAGACTCAACAACCATCTTTGGTACATGTTTATCGCACTGCATTTGAGCAGCCTTAATTGGATCTTCATCAAGAATAAAAATATTCATATTGTTACCTCATCGTTATTAGTATTATACCAAATTTTTGAATTATTGTACATAGCCAATTCTTTCGAAAGCCCATTGTTTTTCTTTACACTGGTCACATTCCATGCATTCATCTTTAGTAATATCATTAAGTTCACATGAATTAGTATAATCTATGAGATGCATGATTTTATAATGCTGCATCCTACGAAGTACCTGATCTTTAGTCATATGTTCATACGGCATCTTAATCATACCATAAGATTTTATTCTCTTAATATCCATATGATCAGGGTATTTAGTTGTACCAAAATATAAACTACTTAATCTTTTTTCTTGTATTACCTTGCCATATTGAATCATATATGTACTATTATTAGCATCTGGTATTAAGACATGTTCAACCCTTTTTCCAGTTATTTTTTCTAAAATGCTTATAACACGTTTAGCATATATTTTTGTATCTTTCCAATCAGCAGTTATAAAACATAAATCATTATGTTGCAGCATTAGTTCATATGCCAAACACGTAGAATCTATGCCTCCTGAAAATGCTAAACCTATCATGATATTTGTTCTAAAGCCCACTTTCTCTCATTACAATGAAAACAAATATTGCAAACTGGACCAAACGGAATCGTGCACGATCTAGTCATATCTAATAATGTGTTAAAATTTGGTATCATTATTTTGCCAATGTAACATACTTCTGCTTTAGTCATTTTATAAAACGGAAATTTACATATAGTATTTTCTGATACTTCAATCACTTCATCATGTGCTAATCTTTTTGTACTAGTACTATTGTCGACCTTAATTAACAAAGTATCACCGTAGTATAGTTCTTCGACTTCATTCCTTACACTAGCAATATAACCAACCCAAGTAGGAACACTTTTATCAGCATATATAAAGTTAGATCTTTGAATATTCAGATAATCTGTTATTGCATTTACTCGAGTCTCATCACCTACATGTTCATCAACATGTGTATAAGGTATAACTTCATAATGAGTTGACAATAAAGCTGCTAGTATTGTGGAGTCTAAACCACCAGATAACGCTACGCCAACCTTCTTCATATGGGTACTACCTCTGCTCAAATGATAATATTTATTATACCACATGGGCCGAGATAGTACACCGGTTTATTTTGTTTTAAGTGAGATTTTTAGTTTAAACTTGGTAAGGGTAAATCACCAGTTTTTATTAGATTCAGTTGTTTTATCCGCCACATTCTTTCCATAACTCTTCGCCTACGCCTGTCTTTCTGTTTTCGTATTTTCAGCCAATTTTCGTTCATAAGATATAGTCTTATTCGTTTTTCTTTAACCTCTTGTTTTTTAATTTGCTGATACAGTTTCTTTTGTTTTAAGGGTTTGAGTTGTGGATACATGTCTTCCTACTTGTAAGGGGTTAACACTATTCACGGATGAGACCAGGAAATGCCTCCATAACAACATTTTTTGTGATGCCTTTTGGTGTTTCTTTATTGATCATCTTCACCAATAGTTTAGCATCTTCAGGATGAATGGCTTCAAGGATGCCAAGAAAAATCCTCTCTCTTTTGAATTGAGGTAATTCTGCAGCAGCTTTGCTACCTTTCACAAAGTAAATAAATTTAGTATTCTGTTTTAAGAGATTTGATGCAGCTGAATGCTCAGGTGATGCTGTGTATGGTACCTCACCTTCTGGTAACCACCATTTTACAGTAGGATCAATAGATCCTCTCAAAACATCCTTTAGAGCCCATGTTTCGTTCTCTTTGAGGATGCGTACTTTATCAGCCTTAGATCGAGCTTTACCAGCTTCTTCTAATACTTCATAAACAAATTTTACCATTAAATAAACTCCTGTACGGATTCAACCAACTGATTACATCTTTTATTTATAAGATAAGGAAATACGCTAGCCTTATTTTTCCATTGATCTTGAGTAGTAAATTCTTGAATGATATTATTTTTTAGATCAGATGGAGTTTGAGAGAGATCAATTAGTTTTTCGTTTCGTTGATAGTTTCTATACCACGATGCGGCATATAATAATTCACCATCATTGAGATCTTCGATAAGAGTATCGAGTTTTTTCTTTGATAGTGGTTTTTGTCTAGCACCGCTAATAAAGACATCATCAGCTGAAAGCACATTAGGTACTCCATCAGATGCGTCACCACGCATGATATGTTCCATTAGAAATGCACGTGGATTTTTTTCTACTAGACTTTTCTTTTGTACTGGTGAAAACTGTGATACGTTGCCATATTTTTGCAACTGTACAAAATCTTTATCACCAGATATAATCATGATGTCTTCGTATGCACCAAATTCTTCGTTTGTATACTCTACGATAGTAGCAATGATATCGTCAGCTTCACAACCATCAATGTGTAGTACTTTATACGGGAAGTTTTCTTTGATCTCTTCGCGCACATTGTTCATGATAGTAAATGCAGCATCCCAATCAAATGTGGATTCTTCTCTGCCCTTACGACGATTGGCTTTATATTCTGGAAATACAGTCTTACGCCAATTATTTGGTCCATCACATGCAAGTACGAGTTCACCGTACTTATCTTTGTATTTAGTCCTATACATGCGAAGGGTGTTAAGAATCATATGACGAATCATATCTTCTTCGTTTAGTTTTTGTACTGCGATGTTGGCTACTGCGATTGCACTAAAGTCGACTAATATCATTATATACTCCAATTATTATATAGGACTATTATACCACTATTTTCCGTGGATGTACATAAAAATTTTCACTTGATAATCAAAAACTTTTGGATACATGTTAGGATCTACGAGTCTGTCACCCCAGTAATCAGTAAGTCTTTTGGTAAATGTTTCGAATGGATCTTGCATCCTATGAACTCATTATAGTAATCGTCTCTTAATAAGACATCGTGATCAAATTGTAGCTTAGCTTCATAATAAGACATCTCACCTTTGGTACGACAGAGTTTTAGGATTTCTCTTTTGTAACTACTTTGCCCTCGCTGTTCAACGAGTACTTGAAGTTCTTTATTAGATCCATAATATTGTCGCCAGTCAGATTCGACTCGGGTTCTCTGTCTTCGTGATCTCTTGCTATTTTTTGGTAATATCTTCGGCCGCCAGAAGTTCTTCTTACCGATATATTTTTTATTTGTATCCAGTTCTGTGATAACGTACACAAATCCCTGGTACTCATCTGGTGTTTCGTCGTAAGGTTGTTCATCATATAGCCACATACAGTTATATATTACTTGCACAGATCCTCATATTTTGTGCTATGTAACCGATGCTTTGATAAATCGTCGTGATTTACGTTAAACATCTTTTGTAAGATTGTCCTAATCCATTGCATCTTCTTCATCCTTCGTCTTATACTGCCATTCATCTGTATGGCCAACAGACCATTTTGGTTCAGTCTCTACTCTATAGTTTTGTGTACATACTTTAAAATCCGGTCTCAATAATTTATCAGGTACTAGGCTTGAATCTCTCCAAATCACACGATTATTTGGTTGTGCTGCAAACTGACCATTGTCAAGCTGTATGATATTAAAGCTTTTATGTTCTGGATCATGCTCACTAAAGTTAATATCGATCGTAGACTTATCAGAGTGTGCGTTGTCAATTGTAAACAGATATTTACCTGGATGCATCTGTTTATCTTTGCCAAAAAACTCACATCTACTGAGTATAGGTTTTTCTACGACAGTTAAGTTGTAATCAAAGCAATCCCAAAGCTGCAGAACATCAAGAGGAAGATCACCATGATCTGTTCTCCAAACGAACGCTGACAAAGGAAGTTTATCGTATAGTGCTCCATATTCTGTAAGAAGTGTTTCAAAGTAAAGTGCCTTATATTGTGTTGATTTAACCGATATCCATATACCTGGAGTATATTCTCCATGACCTCTTTCAAGGTCATAGAGGTATTCTTTTCTAACAAGAACATTTTGCGGTGGAAGTGGGTGTATGAGATATGCCACTACGTATCCGCATATTCTAAGGGCTGTACATCAGCTCTTCGACCACATACAGGACAAAATTCTGGTTCCACATACCCGATAATGACTGACTCATTATCGCATTCTTCACATTGTATTTGCCACTCACTCATTAAAAATCAATCTCGCAAGCTCCGCCTGCGCATGCAGCTGCACCAATAGTATCTACCTCAGTAAACTTTTGTTCAGTTAGATCTTGTTTCCAATCTACTGGTTTTAAGTTTTGTTGGATTTTATTCCACTTATGTAGTAGATATGCATCTTTCAAACAATGCTCTGCTTTCTTCAAATCTGCTTTGAAATAGTTATTTGCAAAGTTTTCGAAACGTCTGATCCAGTCTTTACGTGCACTATTTTCTGCAGACTCGAGACTAATATCTAAACCAAATCCTTGTGCAGTTGAGCATGCATCCCATAGATTTGGAAATACTTTCATTGCATCAACTACCAAACCTGATGCAAAGATTGCAGCTGCGCCGTAGTCTTTGACCATTTGCTTTTCTGTAATGACACCCGTATTTGGAGCTTGGTTGTAGTCTTTATCTCCAGTTGGAGAGAGGAATGAAATGCCAGAAAAAGAGTATCGATTCTCGAATACATATTTTTCTACTTGATCCCAATCATCAACGATAATGGTATTTGAAACATTGTGACGAATACCTTTATCAGCACACAACTCTTCATTTGTGCCTGCAGTTACCCAATGTTTATGTGCTTTTTTGACCAACTCAAGATGCTTTACACCGTGAAGTTCATCTTTTAAGTATGAACCTTTCTTTGGTATAATAGGAAACGAAACAACGACATCAGTTCCATTTGCTGACCACACTGATTCTTCAACCATATATGGATTTGTCTTCATGATAGCTTGAGTAATCTCAGACTCTTTATTCATTTGAACATTTCTGATATACATTGAAGAGTGTTCGGCGTGGATCCCGCTAGCTGTTTGTAAGAGCACTGAAGCGTTGCCTGAAGGTTTAACGCAAGTAGTGCGAGCAGCAGCATTAATGCCGATAATTGCAGAAACTTCTTTGTTGATTTGCTTGACAATCTTTGCTCCTTTTTCTAAGACTTTCTCGTCAAATAATACCTTTGGATTATTCATCCATCCAGTAATTGACACGCCAAGCAATGCTTCGCGATCGAAGATCTTCTTTGATACTGGGCTCAAAAAGTTAAAGTCAGTGTACCCTGCTTGTAGGGTACCGAGGATAGACGCTGCACGGCATGCCTTATAAAAGTCTTCCTCGGTATGGCACATACCACCATTGATCTCTGTCAAGTTACAACCTTGCCAGCCAGATTCTCCATCGAACTGAGGGAACATACCAATCTCCACACATGGGTTTGTGGTATGTTCTTTCGAAGTGGTAAAATAGAAACCTGGTTCACCAAAAGACTTGACTGAGTCCATGATCTTAGCAAACATTTCTGGAGTTGCTTCATCACGTACGATAACTGCACTGTTATTCGAACGACCTCGTTGCGGGTTATCGATAAACCAGTTTCCAGTTTTTGCGGTCATCATCTCGTCATCTTCCGGAGAGAATAAACAAATGGTAGCTGAGCGCCGTACACCGCCTGAAAGGACAGCATCTGCAGCATGCATACAAATATCATATACTGTAATAGGTCTTAAGTCTTGTGCTTCCTTAGCGTCCATGACCAAGCCTTGTAACATGTACTCGATCTTATCGAGAGACTTACGCAAGCCTTCAGGACCAGGAGCTTTAAATCCACCTGAGATCTTAGCACCCTTTGGTCGAATCTGAGATAGATCGAAAAATACACGCCGGCCTTCATATTCTGGGTATTTGCCACCGCCAACAAAGTATGAAGACAAAAGCACATCAAGTGCAGAAGCCCATCCTTCGATAGAGTCCTCTACGATATAGCCTTTTGCTTGTTTAGTACGTTGTTGAATCTGCGGCAGTTTTCCGACGTGATGTTCTTGCACAGAAAAACCTGCACCAGCGCCACATAATAAAATATAAAAGTATTCGCCAAAAAATTCAGGACGATCAGCATAAGAAGACGTGCAATTGTACATACGCATTTGATGCTTCAGCAGTTGTTCACCGCCAAATTGTAAAGCGCGTTGGGCACCAAGAACGCGTTGTTCTTTATATGCTTGCTTGGCCTCATCGATATATGGTTGCAGCTTGTTTCCTTGTGCCTTATAGTTATCTTCGTGCATTGAGACGACACGGTCAACGGCCTCGTCCCAACTTTCGTAATTTCCAGTTTCTTCTTGGAAACGAGAATAGCCATCATAGAATTTTGTTTCGGACAAAAATTCTCTTGTGTCTACAAACTGCGTTTGCATACCTTGTACCTCATGTCTGATTGTTTAATAGATGTAGTATTATATATCATTTAGCTGAATTTGTAAACAGCCTGGGGTGATTTTATTATGATTATTAGTGAAAATATTTTTTCATCATTTCAATTTCGCATTAACTTTACGATGGCCATTCCAAGCAACAAAGCCACCGATACGTAATGCCCAGTATGCCAAGTTATTCAGGAAGTGAAATCCATTTTGTTCAATATTAATATCTTTAAAGATTTGATCTGCTTTCCTTTGATCAATCTCACCCATAGTTGATTTCTTATCTGCCTTTAAAAGCGTAGCATATTTATATGCATAATCGTGTACCAGACCGCCCATTAAAAGAACACCAGTTGGTGATAACCATGTGTGTAAAAACTTAGGGATAGATGCACCATCAAATCTAAATCCTGCTGGGATTACATATTTTTCACCATCAATTTCATATGACCAATCTTTAGCTACTTCCCAATGACGTGTACCTGTTAGCCACATCCATATTGCACTCCAAAAACCTTTACCAGCTGTTTCTATTTTAATAGGTTTTAGTTGTGGCATTTCGGTATATCTAAAGCCAATAATATCTTCATCTTGATCAACTCCTAATTTGTTGATTAACCACCCTATAATGATTAGTACTCCGACAACCGTAAATTGCCACCAAGCAATAAGTTGATCAATAATGAATTCCATTACTCTGTCTCCTATCTTAAACTAGTCTACAAACTCGACAATAGTGTAATAATCAGGATTTGCACTGATAAGCTCTAATCTTACTGTATCTTTTTTACAAGAATATCTACTACCCGCTTCCTTACCTACGTTGCGCTCAATCTTTCTCTTCACAGCCAAACATTCAGACAACGTAAAATGAGGTGTCCATTCTTTTGCTTCACCTCCAAGTGTCAAAAATAATACAAAAAGTGTTTCTACCATTAGTGATTACCGTTCTTTTTCATTCCGTTAAGATCGGTAAACATATCCATCTGATCATTTCGTATCTTCTCAATCATTAGTTCAAGACCTTCAATTCTTTGTTTATAAAAGTCTAGTGTAAGTGCTTGTTGTTGATCAAACGGTGCTTTACCTGTTTCAATTTCTGTTGCCAGTTTTTCTAATTCACTAGCAAGATGTTCTATTAACATAAACTGTTCACTGTCTGCTGGAAGAGAACCCATTTCTCCTCTAGGCCACTTGATACGAAACTCTGTGTTCTGTTCTACATCAGAATTCATCATCGTGTAGTTTGTTTCGATTGTGTTCAGACGCTCAACAATACCAAAATATGCCCACGTTGCAATTGATGTAACTGCAATCATGCTTATAATATTACGAAGTGGCAGTGCTACTTCTGTGCTATCATTTAATTTCGTCGGCATTTTCTTTCTCCGTAACAGCTTTCTCATAATATACTATGATTTCTTTCTGCTGATTTATATATCTTCGAAGGTCTGCAATATTAAGCGCTAGTAGCTCATAATCTCTCATACTTAACGCAACAAATGCTAGATCGCCATAGACTTCTTGAAATTCTTTGGCAAACTCTTCAAAATTGTCTTCTGTAACTACAAATACTCTTGTATCATTGAGCTGCAGTGGTTTCGGTCTGGCTACTGTTGGTATCTGGACTCTCTCTATCTTGGTTACTACCTTGATCTCCGGTTCCGTCATCAGACGACTGCAACCACCGAGGAAGAGGGATGTCATTAGAATTACCAGTGTCGTCCATAAGACCACGCCATAGTTTTGCTGACGCGCCATTCATTTTTCCTTCTAATACTTTAGAATCTTTCAGCGCTTCTACTACAAGATTAAGTTTACTGAGTTTTGTCCGCAACTCATCACCATAAGCTTCTGCCTTCTGTAGATCTTGCTGTAAAGATTTGTTTAGAGATGCCATCTTCTCGATGTCACCCTTTAATGTCTCAACACTTTCAGTTGCAGTTTGCACCGCGACTTCGAGTTGAGCGTTATTTTCTCTGAGTGTGCTTATTGTATTCTGAGTGGTGTCATAATAATATTTCGCTCCATACCCAATAACACCTAATATACCAATCACGAATACTAGGACATATATCTTTAACATTATCCTATACCGTTATCTTCAATATATTTTCGAAAACGTTTTAGTAATACAGGTAACTTATCTTTTTTTCTACGTCTATCATGCATAGTAGTAGTTTTCAAGCGTGGACCCATAGCTGTATCTGCCGGATTAGGAATCGCTGAAGTATTTACTGTTGGTTCTTCTTTTATCTTTTTTATCTTACGCATTATGCTACAAACGTCCCGTTACCTGTGAATGTGTAAATATTAAAGTTACCATCCTGAGTTGCTGTTACAGTGCCAGTAGTAGTCAGTGTTGATACTGTTCTTACAATGAGAACTCCATCACCACCACTTCTATCTGTTGATCCACTACCAACACCTCCTCCACCTCCGCCTCCGCCGAGACCGTCGGTTCCTTTTGTAGCAGTTCCACCTACGTTATTAGCACCATTACCGCCACCACCGGATCCACCAGCACCAGCTCCAGCATTATGTGAACCACCGCCACCTCCGCCAGCATAAGTCACTGCTGCACCTGAAATAGAGTATGTTAATCCTGCACCACCGACTGATGTATTAGCACCATTACTTGTATTGTTAGAAGCATTACCACCTGCTGCGCCTGCGCCGCCACCGCCTCCGGCTGGAGAGTTACCAATTTCTCGACCATAACCACCATCATTACCTTGTCCTGCTACACCAGCTCCACCAGTTAATATTGCTCCTCCAGTTGCAGCGTTAGCACCTCCACCGCCACCTGAACCACCAGCGCCACCTGCTCTACCCGATCCGATAGCAGCCCCACCATCGCCGCGACCACCACCATTTGCGGTATAACTTACACCGGTCGCTGTAAGTGTTGTATTACCGCCAACGGTTGCAGATGCTCCGCCTTGACCAATAGTGACTGTATATGTTTTACCAGCATCAATCTCTAATGCAGAACCATTAGGTGTCTTTGCTTGTTCTGATCCATAATAAAGAAGTCCGCCAGCACCACCGCCGCCGCCTGAACCACCACCGCCACCAGCGACCATAAGAATTTCGGCAGTAACCAAACTATTTGTAGAGAACCGTCTATAGAATCTACCTTCACCGACGAATATAGCATTTGATGAACGAGAGAATATTAGATCTCCTGAATCGCCAGTAAGATCTGCACTTGGCAATAAACCATCTGAATCAATAAATGTTACTGATGCACCAGTTGTAGCGTTGTCTAAGTTAGCAGCCTTTACATCACCGCTGCTAGTAATAAGATTTGCGAGTAATCGTGCTTTAGTTGACATATTTTAACTCTTACCAGGTTATTGAACCGTTTTGTTTGAAAATGTAATACTTATAGCCACCCGCAGTAAAGATATCTGGGGATCCTGTGGTAGATGTTGCAGCAACTAATCCTTCTGAATATCTGATAATTACAACTCCATCGCCTCCATCACCGCCGACTTTATGTGCTCCATCATAGCCACCGCCGCCGCCACCGCCGCCAGTGTAATCTGTCGCACTTGTACCAGCAATTCCATCACCGCCGTCTCCACCGCCACCGGTTGCGCCAGTACCACCAGCAGTTTTGGTAGCATTTACACCACCACCACCGCCTCCGGCAAAATAAACATCTGAACCAGAAACTTCACCAACTGAATATGTAGCTGCAGAGGATGCATCAATAATAGATGCAATTGCACCTATACCACCATTTCCTCCAAAGTTATTATCAGCGTCTCCGCCAACGGCTCCAGCACCACCACCGCCGCCACCAGTATCACTAAATGCACCACCGCCATCATTACCTTGAGCCGGTGTAGTTGATGGAGTATTACCTGTACCGCCAGTTGTAGTTGTAAATGCACTACCGCCGCCAGAAGCACCACTAGCACCCGTTGCAGAGGTTCGTGATCCACCTCCACCACCTCCTGCAGCTTCTAGTGAAGAAAAACTAGTTACACCACCACTAGTGCCAGGACTACCAGTCCCGGTCGATCCAGCGCCACCTGCACCGACTGCAATATTATACGTTACTGAAGTTGATATAGCCTGAGAAGAAAAATAACGATAACCACCGGCGCCACCACCACCGGCAACACCCATGCCACCTCCACCACCACCGCCGACAAGGAGTAGTTCGATGGCTGTAACTGCAAATGCTAAGGTAACCGTTGCAGTTTTTGATGCAACATTTAACCCATCACTTGCCTTTACTCTTAATGTAAATTCACCAGCATCTGCGCCATTTGTACTCGGTTGTAAAGAAAATGTACCATCTTCATGATTCACAATCGTAGCTTGTGTTTGATCTGCTGGATTAGTATCTGCTGAATATATGATAGGAAACCCTTCAGGATCTGACGCTAAGACTGTAACAGTGCTCGAATCGCCAGAAGATGATAGCTGATATGTCGCATTTGGTTCTGTAGAAAAAACAGGAAAAGAATTACTTCCAGAATAAACTCTATCCCATTCTGATCCGTCCCATGTATACATTGCCTTTGTATTAGTGGCCCATCCGAAATCCCCGGCGGTGTTACCAGATAATGGCAATAATCCGGCAGAATCATAAGCGGTTACACCACCACCTGCTCCGGATGTAGTACCTAAATTACTAGCAATTGTACGAGACTTACTCATCTCTTTTCCTTATGCGTATGGTGAATCACCGAGTACATCTGCATCCCATGCAGCCTTGAGTTCCGCAATAGTTGTAGCATCCATAATTGCAGATGCCGCAGGTGCGTCACGAAGAGCGTTTTTCTTTGTTGCCGCTGCAGCTTTTGCAGTTGCATCATCGTCTTCGATAGCACGCATATACTTTACGTCTTCTGCTTCCAATAAAGGCTTACGAACCTCACGGATTTTGTCTTTAAAAATTGTTTTTGCTGTGTCAAGATCTTCACTGATTACATCACCAGACAAAGACCAGGCACCACGGAAATGACGATCAGATGGTACTGTTACGTCAGCAGCATTTGCCTGATTACCATCCTTGTCAACGATATAAGTAGTTGCCATTTTAATCTCCTAAGCAGCTTCTTTACTATTTATATTAGGATCTATCTTCCAAGCATTTCGCCACTCTCTCGTCTGAGGAAGTTGCTCTTTCTTACAGATGACCATCTTTGGTTTATTACCTTCATTCCATGTACGCCAAATATGTCTTGGAATGTCTTTCATAATCAAATACTCAATCGCCTCTTCTTCACTCATAGGAGGCATCGGTTCTGTTTCATGTAACATATAGCCACGAGTATGTTTCTTAAAATCTGGTTTCGCTTCATCATCAGCAAGCTCATGATATACCCACACAGGTGGAAGAATACCACCATACATTGCACACGCCATCCAATTTGGATCAGGCACAAGAACCTTTGCTGGTTCATCAACGTTATCTTCAAAGACAATACGATAGTCTGACTGATATGGTTCAAGGTTTTCCTTTGCCCAACACAGTCTGTCAAATAGTTTTAGTTTTTTCAATTCCATAATTTATACCTTAGGATACTGTGTTTTTATTTCTGCTACTTTGGCTCGCCAGTTTGCTTCATCATCATATATCATATGAAGCTGATCTTGCCAACTACCTAATTGTTCCATATAAGCAGCTTGTCTTTTTGTAATTATAATTTGATTTTGTTCTGCAGAGTCGTTGCCAAAAGTATAATTATCAGACATTAGACTAACTCCTCTAATTTATAGTATATGGATCCTCCGCGCGGACCTGCACCATGCGTAAATAGTATTTGTACAAAGACAGTATAGTAACCAAGATTTGTGCTAGCACCTGATGCTTGAACATTTAATGTTGAAACAAAATTGTTGTGAGTCCATGCAAAACTAGGGCCATTGCCATCACTGCTAGCATGCTGAGTACCATTACTTGGCGATGCACCGTTATAATCAATAGTACCTATTATATGTGTTGATCCATTACCTGTAGCATTTGTATGACCGCCAGCCCAACATATCCAATTCACTCTACCCCACACCTCGCTATTGCTTGGTACTGCATCATCAGCATTATCAAGCATTGTGTATCTAAGAATGTCTATACCGGTGTTTGCAGAAGGAGCTACATAAAAGCAGTTTTGATACATATACTGCTGTCGCTCTCTTAGAGTTTGTGTTGCGACACTACCAGTTAAATTGCTGCCAACTTGTACTAATCCACCTTTTCTTATTTGTGCTGCATTAAC